GCTAAAACTGCCTTCTTTCATTTCATAGGCCATTTTTTCTCGCTTTCAATTTAGTTAATGTATCTTCGACCTCGCTTAAGAACTTCTCTACTTCTACTTCCATTGCCTTGATATACTCCTCATCCCTCTCAAGGCGCACTACAAACAGTTGCAAGTCATCTGGTAGCCTAGGGTCGAATGATACGAAATCGCACCACCTAGAGCCTGTTACAGCCATCTGGCATTGCATCTGAGGGATATACTTAGATGGCGGTTTACCATCCAATAAATACTCAATTGCTGTACTGCTATTTGGGCATTTTATTTCAATCAGACCATTCCCCACAAGTCCATCTGGGCTACACCCAAACCACTTAATTGTAGGGTGATCCATAAAGGCTATTTGTTCTACAAAGTTCCCTGTTGCTACCTCATAGGCTACCCTAGCCATTGGCTCAGTCTTTGTACCCCATTCCATTGCAGCATTGGTAAAAGATTCTCCTGGCAATCCTGTAAGCCTTTGGACTACCAATTCAGTACGATATTTGGTACGACTCGCAGACTCACCAGCTTTACCTTTTGACAACACATCTGCCATACGACTAGCAGTTACTTTGCCTAGCCTAAGTTGATGCCAAGCATCCGTACCCTGCTCTACGGCTACCCTATCCTCTGTTGTAAAAGTGGTCATAACTTTGTCCTTGCAAGCTCTTTTAATGCGTTTGCTAATAAGGCCACATCATTAGCAGCTTCAAAGGCTTTATCACGATTATCTTTTAGCTCATAGTTATAGTAGCTTTTAAGGGTCTTATTGATCTCTAAATAAACTTCTGAATAATCTATCATGTTTTTTTGCTATTCGTAGTTAGTTTCTGTGCCGTTGCTGGGTCGCATCGGTTCTGTTTCTGCATTAATTCCATGTAATTTTTTGTGCAATCATCGCAAATATTGACTACTTCTTGGGCATGGTTTCTTAGATACAGCCAAGCCTTGTAATCCCTTTTTGATGGGTAGCATAAAGGATACCATTCACTCGTCATCGTGCATTGGCTTTTGGTCTGGCTGAACAATAAAATCAATATCCTCTAATTCGTTCATCTCCCATTTGCGAGAGAACTCAGCAGATAAAGCATCTATCGCAGCGTTCCATCCTAGCATGAAATACTCTTGTGGATGGTATACCGGCTCAGATAATTTATTAAAAGCCTCAAGACACTTTTTGTTAATCACTTTCGTTTTCTCCATTGGTAAACGACTGTTTCACTAGGCGTTAGCTTTTTGGGCTGATCGTCTAATGTACGAGCAAATGCAGCCTTAAAATCTGCCCATTTTTTCTTGTAGAACTCTTGCTCACTAGCTGGAACATAGTTATATCTCTTTCTCCAGCGTAAAGTAATATCTGTAGAGCTGGGGGTGTAAATAAAATCATTTTCCATATTTTCTATCGGCCTCTCGTTTTAAACAAACTCCACATTTCCATCTACTTATTTTATTAATCTTTACCAACTTAAAATCACTAGCTGGTCGTAAAACTTGACAACTAACACACCACTTTCTGTCCATCCCAGCCTTCCCTTAAATAACCGAATTCTGACGCATCGCATACGGCTCTCAAATCTAAACATACATCGCATTTGTCCACCCATATCCTATATTGGTGATCCTTTGGTTTATGGACTCCCCAGGTGCTACCACAAGGGGAGCAAACATTATCAGGCTGCTCCTGTGCTAGTTTCATTAAGTTGGGCCTTCATGTCGTTGTATGCGTTAGTAATAGCATCTAAAAACTTAGCATTGCCCTTGTATTTCTTGTAAGATTGAGCAAAGGCCACCTTGAGTTCGGCAGGGCTTTGGCTTGTCTGTATTTCCTTAATATGCTTGCTTAACTCCCCAGACTCATCTACGCCTTCGCTAGAATCTAGCGCATCGTGTTCTACAATTTCCATTGCAGTAACCCATAAGTATCTACGCTGGTAGGTTTCTACTGCGCCAATATTCTGCACTTCATGGCATCCTTTTAAAGCTGCTGATCCCATTGGGGATGTGATAACAATACTACTATTATCCTCTATATCTACAATGGTAAGACTAGCAATCTCTACACCATAAGATACCACCCCACAAAGACCTAGTTCGCTAAAAATATTCTGAACTGTAGGCAAAAAATCTCCCAGCTCAAAATACTTATATCCAGCAAACTTGTTATGACCAGACTTTGTAAGCTCTGTGTTTTGTAGCTTAATTCTTGCTTTGTTTAGTTTAATAAATACTGACATTTTTATTCCTATTAAGTTAAATGGATTTCAGCACATTTTTCCATGTACTCGTATGAAACCATGTAGAGTTTGCGACCTAGCTTTTCCCATTCTTTTTTCTCAACGCAATCTTTTATAAAGTCTTGTAGATCTTTGTTGTAGATGTCTTGACCAATAGCCTCGGCAAAGTTACCAAGCTCTGATGGATCAAACTTCTCACCAGGCCTCATGTACTCATAGACTTGTTCTGCAAGCTCGTCATGCTCTGCCTGGTCATCGTATGGGGCTTCATAATAAGAATTGTTGTTGTACATAGTTATCTTCTCCACGAATTGTTAAAATTGTTGTAGAACAAAAACGCTGGGGGGTTCTGCATAGGACAATCATTAGTCTTATAGCAAGGCGTTTGATCTACTACATCGGTCTTATAGCGTTTAATTGGGATTGGCGCACATCCCACTAATGAGATCGCTAGGATTAGGATTAAGGCTCTCATAATGTATAAACACCAACACGAAAGCCATAGACACTAATTACAAAAGCTACAATTACAAATCCTAGTAAGCCACCTAAAATAAAGTCTTTCATTTGTTACTCCTTCACGAGTGTTAAAAAGTGCTGCTAAGAGAAATACTAATCTACAAATGTAGAGATTTTTCACCTTTATAAAAATAAATATTAAGTGTTGCTTTTTTGCACAGTTTTATTAAAAAAAGCCTTATATTTAGGCAGATGGGTATGCCCACTTTTGCCACCAACCATAACATTAAAAATATCGTTGCTGAATTTTTTTATAAGACAAACCTCTACTTTGTCTTTAATTTTTTCATCATCGCAAATAAAAATAATCTCAAAAATTGGTTTTTTGCCTTGCAACTCTAAATTTAAAAACCATTTTTTTAAAGTTTGGCTTGTGGTTTGTTTGTGAAAATGCTGTTTTTTTCTTGTTTTGAAGTTTATTGTTTGCCCTATATATCTTATTTTTTGCGTATCAGGGCATTTGAGAACATAAATCCCGCCAAAATCTTCTAAATTTGTCGTAAAATTTTGTTCAGCCATTTCAACTCCTTACAGTTGTTTGGTTAGAAGCCCCTAGTAAGCTACAACTTGCTAGGGGTTTTGCCAATTATAAACGATTGTTGTTTATTTGCACAAAATTAAACTAATGTAGAATAAAATATTACTTAGGAGAATTTATGGAAAATACAACATTCGACAAATTAATGACCGAATTTGGGACTATCAAGATCTTATGCGAAAAGATCGGGGTCAAATATGTAACGGCCTATGCCTGGAAGATGCGGAATGGTATCCCTAAGAAATGGCATACAGCGATCATAGAGGCATCCGAGGGAAGATTGACAGAGAACGACCTTGGCTAGTCAAAATGTCCGTACAGTCGCTCTTATGGAGTCTAGGGGCTATAAATGCGATGTGGTAGAAAGCTACAACGCTTTCACCAGGCGCAAAAAAGACTTATTCTCCATTTTCGACATCTTGGCTATTGGCAACGGAGAAACAGTCGGTATCCAAATCACCAGCAAATCCAATATGTCCTCTCGCATAAAGAAAATATCGGAATCAGAATATCTCCCAGAGCTGGTGCGGTCTAATTGGAAAATATTGGTTCTAGGATGGTTTAAGCAGCCTAACGGAAGGTGGGCTTGCAAAGAGTTTGAGATGTGATGTAAGATACGATTTCCTAAGTTCGAGGCTCTAACGACATACCAGGGGCTTAGGAGCAATAGTGCTACTGGGGGTAAGGGATGAAACAGCACAAAGTAGGTGGCGAAGCCAGAGCCTACTCCTTGAAAGTCTGGCGGGTTCTGTAACTCCGATGGAGCAGATGAAGGCGAACCTAGGTAGGCTAGGTTCGTTCACCGAAAGAGCAGTAACCTTACTAAAGACTAATACATAGATATATACAATGTATATACATACTTATATAAATTAAGACTATGGAATCAATTAGCTACATTACCTGTACGCACAATAAAAAGATATTTCAAAAATGCCTTTTTCAATCTCTTATTCTAAAAGATGACGATGAGTTGATTGTTATAGAAAACGCTAAGTCTATTGCAGAGGGATACAACACCGGCATAGATAAGGCCAAGAATAAGATTAAATGTTTTATTCACCACGACCTTATTGTTACCAATCCAATACTGCTACGCATGAATTTGATAGCTTATTGCATAGATGAGATCGGCATGGTAGGGATCATAGGTAGCCAGACAGATGCCTCTCCTTGGTGGGAAGGAAAATGCGTTGGCAGCGTTGTAGACTCTCGTAATGGAATACTCTACTTTAATGATGGCAAGGAGTTTTGCCTGCACCTAGATGGCCTTATGTTGGCTACTTATCAAGATGTGCGGTTTGATGAGTCTATACCAGGCTTTCACTTATACGATCAAGACATCTGCAAGCAAATGGCAAAACAAGGTAAAAGGAACTTTTGCGTTAAAGATGGATATCGAATGATTACCCACTTTACAAGCACTCCAATGGATCTTTCTAAGATCGATGGCTATGCAGAGTCTATGGAAATCTACACAAAAAAATGGGAAAAAATGTAGCGTATATGCTACAAAAATAAAACACTTGCACTAATGTAGATTTGTAGATTAAGATCTAAGTTATGAAAGAAATTAGAAAATCCATGACTGGTCTATGTGCCGATGCCAGCAGTTGTTTTCCTACTTGGCAAAAGAAATCCCTTAAGCTCGATTGGCTAAAGAATAGAGTTCTTTACAAGGGAATTACTAATCTTGGCGAGATCATCTGTACGCCTGTGTTTTTTGGCACAGATCAGCATAAAACAGGGCTAATAATGGATGCTATTACAGGCACTTGCTACAAAGGTAGTAAATGCTGCACATCCGATAACTTAGAGCTTCTTTCCTACAAGCCAGAGCAAGGCTTGGACAAAGAGCTTTTAGCCATGCGTAGTAATAAAACACTAGGAGTCTAAATGCTAGAGCCAATACCTTTTGCTGGAATGGTAGAGATTGACGAATCATTTGATCGAACTGCAAGCCACATGGCTGGTGAATATGTTTCATACAATGAACCAGTAGCGTGGATGCGACCCGATACTTTGGAGTGTGGATATGGCGGTGAAGTTGATTGGGAAGATACAGGATGTATTCCACTCTACACCCATCCAGCAAAGACACTAACAGATGAGGAAATAATTGCAGAAGCAGAAAAGCAGGATTGGCTTGGTTTAAAAAGTGAATCTGAATGGCAACCTGAAATTGATTTTGCTAGAGCAATACTAAGAAAGGCACAAAAGAATGAATAATTTATTATGGCGGTATCGCAAAGAAGGTGAATTTGACCAGTTTTCTTATGTCGAATGGAATGATGAAGATTCCGAAGGATACGATGTAACTATGTTTGTTCAAAAAATCACAAAAGAATGTGGTAGTTCATACGACACAGTTTGCCCGCCAAGTATTTGTGATTGCAAAGGAAAGGCACAAAAGAAATGAGTATCTTTTTATTGATTACAGTCCTTGCTTGTGCTTGGCTGTCAGGATGTTGGACAACTAGAGCATTACAGGGTAACGAAGGCGGAGCATACGCAGTTACATTGATGATGTTCGCAATATTGGTTGGAACTATTTTAATTGGTTATGTTGCAGAGCATCAATACTAAGAAAGGCACAAGAGAAATGATTAAAAACTTTAAGGAGATACTTCTACATGAAGTTGCTGAAAGACAACGCCTGGAGCAGATTGAAGGTCGCAAAGTGGATCGGAACAATCCTGTGTTTGATCGGGATATTTCTCACCTCATTAAATTTCTACCCAATCAACCTTCATTTTGGTTTAATCGGTAGTGCTATTTGGGCGTTAGTTGGTATATACCAAGAGGATATACCATTGTTCATTGTAGAATTTGTAGCAGTCTTTTTTTATGTAGTTGGTGTTTATTACTCGTGAAGGAGCAACAATGGAAGATCTATTTGAAACATTTTGGGATTTGTACCCAAGGAAAGTAAGCAAGAGGATGGCGCATCGTAGCTTTTACAAGCTAACGCCAGCAGAGCGAGAGCAAGCATTAGAGGCTCTGCCAAATCATGTTGCTTATTGGAAAGCAAAGAATACTGAGCTAGATTATGTGCCACATTGTACGACTTGGCTTAACCAATATAGGTTTGAGGATGAGATTGTAATAGAAGAACCAAAAGTAAATAAACGGCCTGAGTTGCCCTGGTATAGCTCAGAAGAACTCACAATGAAAAAAGCTCAAGAGATAGGAGTTCAAGCGTATGCAGGCGAGGGATGGCAGCAATGGAGAGCTAGGATCTCACAGAAGATTAAACAACTTGAGGAGCAAGTGTGAACTATTTATCGGTCTGCTCTGGTATAGAGGCAGCCACAGTAGCATGGCATCACATGGGCTGGAATCCAATAGCATTTAGTGAAATAGAAAAATTCCCATCACAAGTATTAGCACATCATTATCCTAATGTGCCTAATTTAGGGGATATGACAAAATACAAGGAGTGGGAATTAAGTGAACCAATTGACATTTTGGTCGGAGGAACTCCCTGCCAATCATTTAGCGTTGCAGGCTTGCGTAAAGGACTTGACGATCCAAGAGGCAACCTCGCTCTTACCTATGTGGGAATTCTTGACAAATTTAGACCCAAGTGGTGCATTTGGGAAAATGTGCCAGGTGTCCTCAGTTCTGGGGGGGGGCGAGATTTTGGCAGTTTCCTCG